TAAGTTTAACTGATACCCCAACAACTTACTCAGGAACACTAAGTCAATACGCTATATCAACTGGTTCAGGTATTGAATTTCAAGATCTACCAGAATTTTCAACAACATTTTTAGAACTTACAGACACTCCAGCAACTTATTTAGGAACTGAAGGTCTTTATGCACAGTCAACTGGTTCAGGAGTTTCCTGGTCAGAAGTTAAAAATACTTTTATAGATCTAGATGATACACCATCTACATACTCTGGAATATCTGATAGATATTTAAGAACAACCGAATCAGGAATAGAAGCATTTGATGGTATAATAGTAACTTCTTCTGGAGGATATGATTGGTTAATAAAAGTTACAGATAACGGTATACTATATACAGAGGAATTATAATAGATGGCTTCATGTAGTGACATGTATACCTGGGTAGATCTACCTACCTATGAGTGGATAGATTCTGAGATAGTCACTTGGGGTCTATGTGTAGATTTATTATACCAAATATATACAGATAATAATTATGTGTATGCAGCAACTTCCAGCGGGCTGAATATAATTAGTTTACAAGATCAATTAAAAGGGGCTTATGTACCATATGAACTAGGATTTTCATCTGTTTGTGGAAATAATGATAAAGTATACTTAGGAACTTTTACTGATGGAATAAAGTATCTCTATAAGAGTAGTATATTATTAAATTATGATTTTCCAGTAGATCTATCATCTAATTTATTTGATTTTGATAGTAGTTACTCACCTTCAGCTGATAAAATTAACCACCTTTTCTTATTAGATGATGTAATATCAATAACTACTGACGTTGGTGTGGATGTAATATCTTTACATGGTCAAGGGTTTAAAAGTTCTACTTATGTAGAAAATATAACCAAAAGTTTTTTAACTTCAAAAAGAGAAGTTTATTATATAGGATTGACAGACTCATGGCAAGTTAATAAAGTTAATTCCTATATGTGTGACTGGGATGAGCCAGATATAATATTTAAGACACCATATAATTTTCTAAAAGATGGTGTGGAGATTAGAGATATTTATGTTTCTGAGGGAACTTCTTTGGCAGGTGATTTTAATACCTTATTCATGGCTACCTCTAGTGGGGTTTATGTTCTAGATGAGGGAGAAAAAAGTTGTGATTTTTATTATTAATAGGAGGATTTATGGAAAGAATTTATTCTACTGGAAATATTGTTGCTGCTAATAGAGACGATATATTGCATAAGATAGCAGGGAATATTGAAGTAATAGGGTGGGAGCTGTTAGATAATAGGGTATCTACTAATGGAGATATCATAGTAAAATCTGTAAGTAATGATGAAAATTCGTTGCCTGTTTATGTTAGAATTTATTCACACTACACATGGTTTGTTAAGGCTGCAGTATGTACTTATTATGACAGCAGTGCAGGTTTTATTAATATACAAACCGGACTAAACAACAGTTACTATATGGATAGGAATACCGGATGTGTTTTTTGTGATATATCTACATATAACAATATTATATTAAAAGGAAATAAAGATGTATTGTGTTTAAATATACATAGACCAAGTAACAATTCAAACTATAGTCTTTTGGTTTTCAAGATAGATAATACTCTTTGGGATAATAAAGTAGCAACACTTCAAGAAGAAATAATACCAGGCAACGATGTTGTAGCACAGCTTGGTTCAGGAGAATCTTCTTATTTTAAACCAAACAGAAATTATAGGTTAATTTCTCCACTAGGGCACATCTCAAAACCAAAAATAACTGGGATTGACACAATAAATGACAAAATAATTTTTGATAATATACCATATACAATGGTTTCCGGAACTAAGTGTGGCCCTTTACCTTTTCCTTGGGCAAGTGTTGGTCATTATGATTATCAGAGTAGTGGTATACAGTTTTTAAATTGGGACGTAGTTAATAGGTATACTACTGATTGGAGTAACAACAGCGTTAGTAAAAGTTCCGTGTTTGGTAGTGTTGTACCAAATGATGTGTATAATAATGGTGAAACAACTTTAACTCCAATCTTGTTTTATGAATCTAATGGTACAATAGGGTACTCAAGTTATTTATACTATTCATCTTATGGGTCATATAATGATGTTGTAGGTATAAATAAAAAGTATTCTGGGGCAGTATCCTTATCTACAGTTTCTGGAATATCAGACAATAATAAAGAATGGGAGGATCACGAGTTATATGATATGGGCATCATAATAACTAGTGGTGAGCAAGAATATACTACTAGAAGAATTATTTCAAATACATATAATACTTTAACATTTGATCCTCCATTACCAATGCCAGTTAGTGGGTCCGAGACTTATACTGTTTGTGGAAACTTTTATAGAAAAATTCCTGACATGGCTAAATTGGGAGCAAATGTTTATTTGAAGGAGATATAAGGTGGCATTTTATATAACTAATTCAGACGGTATCATTAATACCAATAGGTTTATAGAAACAAAATCTCTTGACTATAAAGATAAAAAGGTAATAGATGCTACTGTAATAGATTTGGAAAAATTTCCTTATATATATGGGTATTATTTGAGTTTTCCAAGGAATGTTTTTTCACATACCAATAAAAAATATGTTAAATGGTTTATGAATGGTGAGGGGGAATAAAGTTGGCATTTATAGATTCTGGAAATTTATTAATAATAAAAGATGATTCTGTAATTTTTAATGTTTTTGATGGTAAACAGGTATATAGGGGTACAAACTATTATATAACAAATCGGCAATATCCTGATTTTGTGTCTATAGTGACTGATAAAACAGCAAACACAAACTCAGGCAAATTATATATAGCTTCATCAGATGGATTTTATATAATAGATCTAAACAAGAAAGAAGTAGTAGATGTAATAACAAAAACACATAGTAAAGTTTCTGTAAAAGATAAATTAAAACAAGAAGATATAGTAGATCTAAATATAGGAGGAAATCCTAGTTTAGCATAATATGAGCTATGAACCACCAGAAAATAATATACATTTTAAATTCACAAGTTCTGGATACGAACCACCTTCATTTGATAATGTAAATTTTAGGTTTCCAGGGCTTGCGAAAGATCTAGGGGTGTATATTTCTCCAGTAAGTGAGGACTATATAAAAGAATGTCAAACCTATGTGTTTGGTTATAGTGATACAAATATACAGATAGTAAATCATTCCTGTGTTTATACTGGTTTTAGAGATTTAGGTATGGAATTAACTTATGCTTATAGGTTTAGCGATATATCTGTTTATTTAAAACAAACTTTTCCCGGACAAAAAGATTTATTTAGTATATTAAAAGGTTATGCATCAGTTCAATCTGACATATTTAATATAATAAAAGCAGTTCATAGAGAAATACCTATAGATCTTTATGCATACGCTAAAACAGTCTTCCCATTAAATATTGATATAATATCGTATGTTAATATTTTCCAAAAACACGATATAAGTATTTTTGGTATTCTAAAAGGTTGGGTTGTTGAAGAACAACTTGATATGTTAGGGGCAATTAAACCTAAAAGAAAGTTAGAAATAAACTTAGATAAATATTTAAAGTCAAACGAAAGAACTTTTTTAGATTTAAATTTAGAAGTGTATAAGATATTTAAGAGAAGTCCTTTTGATATAGATGCTAATTTACATGGTTGGCAAACACTTGACTTGTTAAAGAACATTACTCCTTTCGACTATTCTAATCTGGATGTATATTTAAGATGTACTTATATGGATAATATAACAGCTTACTTGTTTGCTATTACACCTGTAGACATTGGTTTTAGTTTAAGGGGTTGGCAAGATGCTAATTTGTATGCAAATATAGTTAATATGGAATACCCATACTATATTACATCATATATTTTTGGTGTTGGATCAGTTAATTTACCTGTATTTATACAAACTAGAAAGGGTATAGCTGTAGAGAATGATCTTTCTGTATTCTTAGATGCTTATTATACTAGTGACCTACAACAGATAATAAATTTGGTGCCCGCACAAAATTTATCAGCATCCATATTTGCTAAAGGACTATCTAGTACATTAATATGTAAAATATATCCAAAGGTTGTATTCTCAAGAACTAGACTTATAGTTTCTTATTTAGAAGGAAGAGACTTAGGTGCTACAATAAATTATTCGTGTTTTAATTCTGGATACTCAGATATTAATATAACACTAAATTCAATGTTTAGTTTAAGGCTTGGGGCAAGTATATTTGGTTCTGATGGAAGCAATATACAAGATATGTATGCTAGAGTAAATTATAATACTTATTCAGTAGAAAACACCATTGGGACAAGGTTTGTGAAAGATTACAAAGATTATTTTACCAGTTTAAAATTAAAATTTAATAAAGTTGGAGATATGTATGGATTAAGCTTTTTAAATGTTAATTTATTTAATAATTCTAAATATTCTAGAAATTTATTCTGTGAAATATATCCTCAATATATAGAAAAAAACATAGGTGCTACTATAAGAGGGATAATAAATCCAAACTATAAAACAAAAGTTGTTGAAAGAGTTATAACACTACATCTTAAGGATAATATAGAGGAATGGAGAAGAATTTTGGAATTATCTTTTGGAAGCTATATGGGAACCTATACATTTTTTGAGGGCGACAAAAAAGTTTATCCAGATGAAATAGGAAGTAATTGGACTATAGTTGTTAAAGGATATAGTTTAGATAACTTACCAAAAGGGCTTGATAGAGTTAAATTACGAAGAAAGTTTGTTTTTAATTTGAAAAAATATAAAACAATAGATGAAGCTATAAGAGATATAATAGATAGGGCTTCTTTATTACAGAGTGTTGACTTAGGAGCAGAAGTTGTTATAGTGTCTTCTTAGATTATTTTTATAAAAAATAATACTTTTTTTCTTGACAAAAATTGGTTATGGTTTATATTCTATTTAACTAACTTCTATATAGTTAGATATTTATTAACTTAAAGATAATATAAGAGGTATTTATGAAGTTTTTTATCAGCACTAGCGATATGCAGAGGGCTGTGAAGCTCTTAGGTGTATCAGCTAAAATGAATACTTATTCATTTGAGGGACAGGTTTTAATTAAGGCAAAGGAAAACAGCGTATTATTCATTTCTAATAATGGTAACTCTGGTATATCTTGTGAGTTTCCTGCAAAAGTTCAAGAAGAGGGTCAAGTTTATGTTGTTTATAGTAAAATAAAATCATTTATAATGACCTTCAATCCTTGGAATGGAGAGTTTGGTTCTAAAGAGTTCTTAATAAAGAAATCAAAAACAAAGGTTCTAATAAGTGTAGAATCTATTCAAAACGGTAAGAGTTCTAAGAGTTCTATAAATATAGAACAAATAAACTCAACTACCAATCTTCCTTTAGTTGAGATGGAAGAACCTAATATAATAATTAATTCAAGAATAATAAAAACAGCTGTAGATAAACTTTTGTATGCTGTGGATTCTTCAGGCATAGAAGACTTTATGATGGGCATAAGATTATTAGTATCAGAAAACGAATTAGTGTTTACCGCTACTAATGGAAGGGTTGTTTCTGAGTATATAACAAACGCTTCTACTAATGGTAAACAAGGGGAATATTTTTTGCCGTATGAATTTATTATGGGTATGAAGAGAGTTATTCTTGATGATTTTGAGTTATTCATAGAGGTATCAAAATACAAAACAAAGCTACATTTTGACAACATTGTTTTCTGGTCCAGTGGACTTTCATATAGAACTTGGCCTGATACCAACTCTGTATGGTCTATGTTTGAGAAAGAAATGCTTATTAATAGGGATATAATATTATCTGGTATATCTTCTTTTGTAGATTTATTAGACCAAGATGATTATAACAGACTTACAATAGAAACTTCAGATAGTATGTTGAACATAAAGACAGACGTTTCTTTGTTTGAGTATGATGGTATAGAAAACGGTGATTCTTTTGTTGTTGATGTAGATGGAAGGGATTTAATAAATGCTATTCTATCTGTAGAGGATGAAAATATTAAATTAAAATACACTGATGAAAACAACGGAATTATAGTGGTGTCTGAAAATGAGAAACAAAAGTCTTTTGTTACTAATTTATCTAGGAGATAATAAATGCCATCGCCTTTAGTCAAAGAAGTTCAAAAAATAAAGAACGCTATATATGAGTTAGAGAAAACCACTCCTTTAATATCAGAAGAATCTAGATTTGAGGTTGTTCTTAAGGAGAGCATAGATGTATTAAAAAGACATCAATATTCTGTTAAAAAAATACATAAAACTAAATACGGTGTTAGTAGTAATTTGGATCTAGTAGATTTATTTTATCATCGTTTAAGAGAATACTATCCAAATATAATACCTTATAGGGAAAATATAGTTGATCTTTCTATAGCTAAAGAACTTGTAGAACATGTAAAGGGAATGACTGGTTTTGAGTATAAAGAGGCTTTAGGTTTTTGTGTTGAGATAGTTGAATTGGTGTTTGAACATAAAGATGAGTTTGGTATAGATCCAAATCTTATGTGTAATTTTAGAGTTTTTGGACAAGGAAGTATGTCATGGGTAACAGAGAAAGCCATATATATTTATAATAGAGAGAAAGAAAATATAGATATGTTAATTAAACAAGCAGATGCTGAAACAGAAAAATATGAAGAGACACATGATATTGAATTTGGTTTTGATAATTTAGATGATATAATTAAAAAAATATAGGGGTTATTGTAACCTACCACGGGGCAAGCCCCGTGGCTTTTGAGAGAAAGCCACAAGGTTACCAGACCACTAATAGGAGGAAAGATGTTAGTAAACGTTAAATTGGAAACAGAAACCTTTGGGTGTCGCACCAGCCTGAAGCTCTTTCGTGGCTCTGTAGAAATGCCTATGGGATATGGCAAGTCAACCACATCTAAAGCCTTTTTAACTGGTCGAGGTGAGGACGGATTTTCCAAGTACTCCGAGCTTGGGAATACGCATAACCCTATTTTTATAGGAGGATTTAACTGATGGAAGTTTATGTATTAAGTAAGACCGGTAAACCATTAATGCCTTCCATGCCGGTAATCGCAAGATTACTTCTTAAAGAAGGTAAGGCAAAATGCGTTAGAAAAACCCCGTTTACCATTAAACTACTCGGAGAAACAACCGAATACAAACAAGATGTAATCGGTGGTATGGACACGGGTAGTAAAATGGTCGGATGCGCTGCTATCTCAAATGGGAAAGTAGTATACCAGTCGGAGGTTAAAATTAGACAAGAAGTTTCAAAGAAGATGAAACAAAGGAAGATGTATCGCAGAAACAGACGTAACAGAAAAACAAGATACAGAAAAGCTCGTTGGCAAAACAGAGCTTCTATGCGAAAAGAAGGAAGTCTTGCCCCAAGCATTAAGTCTAAAGTTGATTCTCATTTGAGGGAGAAAAGGTTTGTTGAGTCTATCTTACCTGTAACAAGGTGGAGTGTAGAAACAGCCAGTTTTGATATTCACAAAATATCTAATCCTAATATTAGAAAATGGGAATATCAAAAAGGAAATAAAAAAGGTTTTTATAATATAAAGGCTTATATATTGCATCGAGATGGATACCAATGCCAGAAATGTAAGACCAAGAAAGGTAAATTGCACATCCACCATATCGTATTTAGGAGTAATGGAGGAACAAATTCTCCAGAAAATTTGATTGTTCTTTGTCATACATGTCATGACAAGGTGCACAATGGAGAATTTGAAATTAAAGGAGTTAGGAGTAAAACAAAACACGCTACTGAGATTGGTATAGTTAAATCTCAACTCAAAAAGCAGTTTGGCGATTTTAAAGAATGCTTTGGATACGATACCAAATTTAAAAGAGAACAGATATTAAGAGTACCGAAAACTCACCGTTTTGATGCTGTAGCAATATGTTGTGAAGAAGGGGAGGTAGTTAAGATGTCTGATACTGTTTATTTCAAGAAGCATGTTGCTAAGGGCGACTACCAGCAAACCAAAGGTGCTCGTTCAGAGAAGAGAATACCAACTGGTAAACTGTTTGGATTAAGAAAATTTGACTATATTCAAACGGCAAAAGGAAAAGGCTTTGTTAAAGGTAAACGCTCCGACGGGCGTTTTGCAATATGTGATATATTTTGGAATACAATAAACGGACAGGTGCAAATAAAGAAAAACTGTAAGAGGTTAAATGCAAGAACAACAACTTTAATTGAAAGGAGGAAGGCACATTCCACCACGAGGCAAGCTACCGTGGTTCCCTGTGCCTAAATTTTATGGCAAAAAGTAAAAACAAGATTTCTGATAAAAAGAAATCTACCGATTTAGTAAGATCCGAAATAAAAAAGAAATATGGGAATGTTTTAGTACCATTATCTGAAGGAGAGAACACAATTAGAACTGTTAGCACAGGGTCTTTAGGTTTGGACCTTGCCTTAGGTAGAGGAGGCATGGCTCTTGGTAGGGTTTATGAGGTATTTGGCCCCAACAGCAGTGGCAAGAGCACCTTAGGGGTGCATGTGGTTATCCAAGCACAAAGAAGGGGCATGAGGTGCGCTTATGTTGATGCTGAACAGGCAGTAGACCCAAAGTTGTTTATAAATTATGGTGTTGATGCTGATAAATTAGATTTAGTACAGGTTTATGGGGGAGAGCCTAATTTAGCAATTGTAGAAAGCTTAATACAGACAGGAGAATACTCTGTTATAGTAGTAGACAGTGTTAGTGCTCTTATACCAATGGTTGAAGCTGAAGCAGAAATTGATGACCAACAAATGGCACTACAAGCCAGACTGATGAGTAAGGCTCTTAGAAAAATTACTCCTCAGGCAGCAGCAAATTCTGTTCTTTTGATTTTTGTTAATCAAACCAGAATGAAGGTTGGAGGTTATGGTAATCCAGAAACAACTACAGGCGGAGAAGCGCTTGCTTTTTGGGCTACAGGAAGGATAAGTGTTAGAGGACCTGAAAGTAAAGCTCGTAGATTATCAAACCCATCTGGTGTTGTTTATGGACACAAGTCTGTACATGAGATTATTAAAAATAAATTAGGAGAACCTTTTAGAAAAGCAGAACTGGATTTACTTTATGGTAAAGGTTACGATTATTATAGTGAGGTTTTAGATCTAGCTGTAAGTTTGGATATTATAGAGAAAGCTGGTTCTTGGTTTAAGTATGAAGGTGAAAATATAGCACAAGGTTCAGTAAATAGTGTAGATTTTTTGAAAGAAAATAAAGATTTTTTTAATAAAATAAGAGAAGAAATAATAGACGCAGTAGGTTTGAAGGAGCAATATGAGCTACATAGCAACCCAGGTCCTATCTATTCTTAAAGAGTTGTTTCCTGACAATCCTTTTAGACAGGTTTTTTGTGAACACTATATTAATTATAGAGGCACTAAACTATTTTTTGATTTTTATATAAAAAAGCTAAACGTATTTATAGAAGTTCAAGGAAAACAACATGTTAAGTATACACCACACTTTCATAGTGATAGGTCAGATTTTCTTAAACAAAGAGAAAGAGATAATTTAAAAAGGGAATGGGCTGAAGAAAATGATTGCTATTTGGTCAGACTGTATTATAATGAAGATATAACAGAGGAATTAGTTTTACATAAAATAGGAATGGCTATGAAAGGTGGTTTTTATGAGTGAGGTTTTTGCTACAACCGATGACTATATAAAATACAGAAAGGATTGTAAGGATTTTGAATGCTTAAAAGATGGTACTATTTATGGTGACTATAAATATTGTAATCTAAGTAGAATTTGTCAACAGGTGGATATTGTAGATGGAGAAATAGTTCCTATGGAATCTCACTATTGCCCTGTAGTTGATGGCAAAACAGGTGAAGTTGTGGAGTGGGAATATTATTGTACAGGTATTCATGATAATAGGTCTAAATCAGAAAGAGCTGATGGAGATGATAAAATAAGTTAAGGAGTAATTATGGACAAAGGTATATATTCTTTCAGTAAAATAAAGATAAATAAAAATCTACTAGATGAGGTGTGGTCTTTTGATCCGATGTCATTAGACTCTTTAGACAACATCACTATAAGTAAGTATGCTATAGCTCTTTCTCAATACCTTATATACTATAAATATGAAGTAAATAAAACTAGAGCTGAATTGTCAAAGAAGAAAAGGTTGTTTGAAAATTCACTGTCTTTATCTTTGGACGATGCAGATATTAAGAAATATAAAACAAAAAAAGCTGCAAGTGACTATCTAGTTAATACTAATACCGAATTATATAAATTAGATGATGAAATAAATAATTTACAAAACGAGCTTGTAATTTTAGATGGTATAGATAAATCAATAAGTGAGTATATAGCAACGTTTAAGAGGGAGCTAACTAGAAGAGAACAGGAAATTTTTGCAATAAGATCTGAAAGGAAATAATATGTCTAGTTCTGGTTATAAAGATTTGTTTTACAAACCTGGAGATGAAAGGGCGGTTCTTTCTTACTGTTTTAAAAATATAGACTATTTTTATAGTTTATCTTCTAAAATAAGTGATTCTGACTTTTTAGATGATTCTCATCAATTACTTTTTGTTATACTTAAAGAGTTGGCTACTTCAGGAGTAAATAATTTTGATCTTTCTATAGTTGTTAACAAAGCACAAAGTTTGGAAGTATTAGATCTTGTTGGTGGTGTGAGTTATTTACAATCTATAGTTAATATGCCAATATCTGATGAGAATTTTGATATATATTTAGGAAATGTTATTGAGGCTAGCATTAAGTATAAAACATATTGTTCATTAAAGAGACACATGGGTTTTATAGAGAAGAATGCGCAGTCAGGAGAGAGTAGTTCAAATATAATAAGCGGTATAGAAAATAATATACTTGATTTATCTTCTAATTCTTTAATAAATGAAGATCCGAAAGTTTTTGGTGAAGATCTTGACAGATTTATAGAGAGCAGAAAAGATAAGAAAGTAGGAATGACTGGTATATCTACTGGTTACCCAATACTAGATAAACAGATAGATGGTATGGTTTCTGGAACTTTAATGGTTGTTGCCGCTAGAAAGAAAATGGGAAAAAGTACTTTTTTAACAAATATAGGTTTATATAATGCTTATATAGCACGTGTTCCTACTCTATATATAGACACAGAGATGACTTATGTTGAATGGCAAACAAGGGCACTGGCTGTAATAACAGGAATAAAAGAAAGAGATATAAAACACGGAGGGTGGAATAAAGTTCAATTAGATAAACTTAATAAAGCAAAAGAACTTCTTAAGAAAGGAAAAATATTTCATAAGTATATGCCTGGGTATAGTGTAGATAAGATTGTGTCTCTTTGTAAAAAATATAAGGTTAAAGAGAATATAGGTTTAATTATATTCGATTATCTTAAAGAACCAGATTTATCTACTGTTGGTGAGGGAAGGAAAGAGTATCAAATATTAGGTGATGTAACTACTAAGCTTAAGGACTTGTCTGGGATACTAGATGTTCCAGCACTTACTGCAGTACAGCTTAATAGACAAAACAATATAGCCGATAGTGATAGAATTGCTAGGTATGGAGACATTGTATCATATTGGGGTTTAAGAACAGAAGACGAAAAGAAAGCTGGCGGTGCAGAGTGTGGTCAATACAAATTAGTAATAAAGGATACAAGAAGGGGCGGAAGCACTCCTGAAGAAGGGATAGGTTATAGATTTCATAAAACAAGACTTACTATACACGAAGTTCCAGCACATGACCAGTATTTTATGCAAGATGTTGGAGAAGTTACAAATTACAACGATTTTGATGAAGATGTTTATAAGAATAGGTATATAGTAGAAGATGAACTTGAATAACAGAAATACCATAAAGGATAGAATAGATAGGATTAAACTAAGTATAGACCCTGTTTATTTGGTAGAAAGACTTGGGTTTAAATCTACTAGAGACACATCTAAAGAGTTTAGATCGTCTTGTATAATTCATGGTGGAGATAACCCTACAGCTTTTAGATTAAACAAAGAGTTAAAAACATGGGTTTGTTTTACTCACAAATGTCATGAGGCTTATGGAAACGATCTTATCGGTTTGGTAAGATCTGTTAATAATGTGAGTTTTATGGACGCTTTGGAGTACTTAGAAATGATTTCTGGTACAAATAATATAACAAATGAGGAACTTGTAAGGTATAGACATAATAGAGAGAAAAAAGAATTTGTTAAAAGGTTTGGCACAATGACGCCAGAAGTACCTGATATAGTTGACCCTATAAAACTTAGTTATTACAAACCTTATAGATCTTCGTTGTTTATAGAGGACGGTTTCAAGGAAGAAACATTGGATCATTTTGAAATAGCTGGAGGTTATGTTGATAATGATAGAATAGTTAGGGATATTATACCTATTTATGATGTAAAAGACAGGTTAGTAGCATACTCTTTAAGAGACATAAGGAGGGGCGTTGATGACAATGGAAAGTATAAGCTTACAACCCCATTTGATAAAGATTCAGTTCTTTATAATTTAAATAATTCTAAAGAGTGTTGTAGTGAGTTGCCGTTGATAATAGTAGAGGGTTTTAAAAGTGTATGGAGAATGTATGAATTAGGTATATTCAACGTTGCTGCCTGTATGGGGTCTGGTATAACTGAGGGACAGGCAGAATTAATTTTTTCCTATGCTGAAAAGGGGGCAGTATTATTTTTTGATAATGACTTGGCAGGAATGGAGGCTATAGGAAGATCTTATGACTTATTAAAAGGCAAAATAAATATATATACAGAGGTTATAACAGAAGTAGATGTAAACGGTAAAGGTTTAGATCCTGCTGATTTGACAGATGAACAAATATTTTATTATTTGGAAAATTATATAGGAGGTAGAGAGGTATGGTTGGAGAAAACTTTGTAAAGTTAAAAGGGTATGTTATAGGTAAAACTTTTAAATATGTTGGAGCTAATAATACAGCAATGTTTAAAGGCAGCCTAGAAATACCAGCAGATGATGGAAAGAAGCAGTTTATAAAAATAGCTGCTTGGGGGAGTATAGCAGAAGATTTAAATTCTTTTAATGGAAAAACTTTTGTCAAAATACATGGGCATATAGAAGAGAGTTCTTTTGAAAGCAATTGTAACGGATGTAATATGCCTATGAGAAAGTATTGGACAGAAGTTCTTGTTGATAATTTTATTGTGGAGGGTACTAATGAGTAACTACGAAGTTCATATGGGTTTGCCTACGTTATCAATGCTGCCTATGGTAAACACTAATTTTACGGTAATAGAAAAAATAGAAATAGAGATTCCAAGAAGTGGAAACTATCATGAGCTATCTAGCGGAGTATTTGATAAAGATAGCGGTGATTTTGATTTGTTTTCTAAAGGTGTTTTATATTTACCATCAATAACTAAGGTGTTACTTGCTGTAAATAAATACCCAAATTTAAAACAAAATCAGATATTTACACCTATGAGTATAGAGTTTTTTGATGATGTTGTTAAAATAAGAGGGAGTGTTCTTGAAATTATAAATATAGAGAGGGTATCAAATGAATAATTGTGGAAATGAACAAGAAGGAAGTCTTTTGGATACTGTTTATAGATGTATAAAATGTAATTCTTTGGCTTTTGAATATGAACTAAATAAATTCAGATGCTCTGATGTAGTAAATTGTGATACTAAGTGGGAAATTATAGAAGATGTCTGATTATTATAAAATATTAGGTGTATCTAAAGATGCTTCTGCTGATGATATAAAGAAAGCCTATAGAAAACTAGCTATGAAATACCATCCAGATAAGAACAATGGTAATAAAGAAGCTGAAATTAAGTTTAAAGAGGCTAATGAGGCTTATGAAACACTAAAAGATCCTAATAAGAGAAACCTTTATGATAATCCTAATATGGGGTTTAATCCGTTTGATGGTATGTTTAATTTTGGTTTTGGTTTTCCAGGTAGAGGAAGAAGAAGAGATAGAAATGCACCTATAAATGGTAAAGATTTGAAATTAATTATTGATGTAAAATTATACAAATTTCTCGCGGGTGGAGAAGAAATTATAAATATAACATACGATGATTTGTGTCAAAATTGTTCTGGAAAGGGTGCAACGGAGCTTGAGATATGTGGAAACTGTAACGGTGAGGGAGTTATCATGATTCAAAAGTTGACTGGTAGAATGATGACGGCCCAATCAACTCCGTGCAGTAAGTGTAATGGGACAGGAGAAATAAAACTTAATTCATGTGAAGAGTGTGAAGGTAAAGGAACTAAGAGAATAGAAAATAGAAAAGTAAAAGTAGAAATACCAAAAAATACTAGGGACGGTGACATTCTTAGAGTGAGAGAAAGAGGACCAGAAGGTGTAAATGGTGGAAATCCAGGAAATATAATAGTAAAACTTAGAATGATGTATCCAGATATAAACTCATTGAGCGAAGAGGAAATAAATGTCCTTAAAAAAATATAGAATACTAAGTTTAGATATATCATCTACATCAACTGGCTGGTCTTTTTACTCTGGAGATTTTAATAAGTTAAAGTTTGGAAGAATTAAGCCTGACAAGAAGCTTGAAACTGCTGAAAAATTAAACTACTTTAGAAAAGAGCTTGTTAAGATAGTTAATAGACTGAAACCAAATAGTATAGTTATAGAGGATACTTTTTTTGGTAGAAATGCTAAGGTATCAAAACTTTTAGCCAAGTTTGCAGGAGTTGCAGAGCAAGTAATATTAGAACATTGCAGAACTTGTCCTGATATAATAGTTAATACAGTAGTAAAATCTTTTTTTAAGGCTTACAATAAGGAAAATCTGTATTATATTATAATAGATGTTATGAACTTTGATGAGAATAGTTTTAATTATAAAGAACATAACGATATAACAGATAGTATAGCACAGTTATTATTTTACTATGATAATGTTTTAAATATAAAGATGTTAAGGTTTGATAAGGAGTATGGTTATTTATATGAAATTGTTTGAAACGGAGGTAAGAGATGAGCAAAAGCTCTATTAAGTTAAGTGCGACTAGAATTAACTCATTTTTGAGTTGTAAACAGAAGTATTATTTTCAATATGTGAAAAAACTTCCTAGACTTTCTAAACCAGCTTTTAAGTTGGGGTTGGCTTGTCATGAGTCATTAGAACTTGCAGGCAAGATTTGGATGGAAAAAGGAAAATTTTCTAAAGCCGATAAGGAAAAGATATTTGCTTTATACAATGAAATATCTATAAAAGAAGGTATAGAGGAGATGGATGTTCATGCTTTGGGCAAAGATTTAGTTGAGTCTAGACTAAAAAGTTTTTCCTTGGGAAACAAAATAATTAGTTTAGAAGAAAAATTTGGTTTTTGGAGTGGAAAAAATGCAGATTTTAAAACTAAACTAGGGGTTCCGGTAATGGGCGCTATGGATAAGGTGGTAGAATTGGATAATGACTCTTTAATAGTAGTTGATTATAAAACATCTAAAACTGTACCTACTCCAGATCAGTTAAAAGATGATCTACAGTTATCTTTGTATGATTTAGTAGCATCTATAATGTGGCCACACTATGAAAGAGTGATTCTTTGTTTGGATATGTTGAAGCATGATCCTATATATACATATAGAACTCCAGAACAAAGGAAAGAGTTTGATAAGTATCTTCTTGAGGTGTACAACCAGATGGTTGCTTTTAAAGAAAAAGATGCAAAACCGTCTCTACAGGTACTATGTCCTTGGTGCGATTATAAGGATGTGTGTGAGCCATATAACGAACTAGCGTCTAAAAAGGAATACAACTTTTTGCCTCTTGCTCAATTATCTGATGATGAGTTAGTTAAAGAATATGATTCTATAAATGTAACTAATAAGATACTTGAAATGAGAAAAAGAGAACTTAGTATGATGATAATGGAAAAAATAAAAGACAGTGAAGAGAACTTGAAGGGAAAAGAAAAACAACTTTATGTAAGACAGAATTCCAGATCTAATTATGATGTTAAAGCTGTTCATAAAGCTATTCCAGAAAAAGATTTTGTTGATTTAGTGTCATTAAACAAAAAAGCGGTTGATGAATACTGTTCTAAAAACCCACAGTTTAAGAAGAAGATAGAGGAAAGTTCTACTACAAATTATACTTCACCATTTTTGGTTTCAAAAAAGATATGAAAGGAATTAGTATGAGTAAAAGAAAATTAAGTAAAACAACAGGAAAGAAAATAAAAGTTTTAGCATACGCGGACTCCCCAACTAGTGCAACAGGATTTGCTACAGTGTCTAGAAATATATTTGAGGCTTTACACAAGACAGGAAGGTATGAAATAGATATTCTAGGTATAAACTATTGGGGAGATCCTCACGAGTTTCCATATAATATATGGCCTACTGGCATTAATAATGATAGAGACCCATATGGCAGAAAAAAAGTAGCTAATATGATACAGCACATGGAATATGATATCTTATTTTTTCTACAGGATACATTTATATTAGATTTTCTACCAGCACTGTTGCCTAAATTAAGAGAGCAAGGTAAGAAGTTTAAATCAATATGTTACTACCCAATAGATGGGTTTCCAAAGGAACAGTGGATAAAAAATGTTAACCATGCAGATCAACTAGTAGCATACACCAAGTTTGGTGCAGATTTATCTAAATTAGTTTATAGTGGGTGTAAAGATCCAATTATAATTCCTCACGGAGCTAATGTGAGTGATTACAAACCCATTTCAAAAGAAGAGAGGGATAAATTTAGAAAAATGTATTTTGGACATCATAATGATAAATTCATTGTAACCAATATCAATAGAAATCAACATAGAAAAGATATACCAAGAACTATAATGGCTTTTAAAGAGTTCAGAAAGAAAGTTCCTGATTCAATTCTTTACCTACATATGGCTCCTAAGGATCAAGGATGGAATTTATTAGAAACAATTAAATCATTTGGTTTTACAATGAATAATGATGTAATATTTCCGGAAAATTTTGGACCCA